GTCTATAACAACGTGGAATATGTCGAGCCGGTGGAATACGGACACCGGACACGAGGTGGAAAAGGGTTTGTAAAAGGAGCCCACATGATGGAACTTTCTCTTCAGGAAGTACAAAAGCATCTTCCCGGTTATCTCCGGGAATGGATGAATAACTTCCTGAACAGCCATGAACTTTAGGAGGTGGACTATGGAGCATCCGATTATTCAGATAAAAAATGCAATCACAGCATTGCTGAAAGGGATTGATCCGGGTACCGATGTCTTTTACGAGGAAATAAAAGGCACGGAAGAAAAATATGGGCTTAATGAGCCGGAAACCTATTACTTCGTAGATATTATTCCAAATGGAAACCAGACAGTTGACAGATTTTTTACGGATATGGGAGTGTTGGTGGATATTGCTTACCACGAGAAGAATGAGAGCAATACCGCCTATTTGATTAAAGGGGCAGAGATTGATGCAGTTGTTCGCCCGGTGTTCAGCTTTGGAGACCGGCATATAACCATCAACGATGCCAGTATGACAGTATCAGATCATGTGCTGCATTACAGTTTCGCCATAAACTTCCGTCAGGCATGGGAGCAGACAAATGAGTTTGAACCAATGGGCGAGCTGGAAGTGGCTATCAGAAAAGGAGAGTGACTATAAATGAGTTTAGGATTACCGAGTTTTAGCATGATTTTCACTGGCAAGGCAGTGTCTGCCATTGAAAGAAGTGCGAGAGGTATTGTTGCGATTGTTCTCACGGATGGCACCGAAGGAGGAAAAGACTTGAACATCTATAAAAAAGTGGATGAGGTTGATTTTGAGAACTGGACAGAGCAGAACTACAACTACCTGAAGCTGGTGTTTGCAGGGGCTCCGTCTACTGTTATCGCAATCCGTAGAGCAGAGAATGCAGAGGATTATTCTGTGGTGCTTAAGAAGTTGAAAGACCTGAAATGGAATTATCTTACCATTCCGGGACTTGCTTCTGCGGATACAACAACAATTTCTGCGTGGATCAAGCAGTACCGTGATGATGAGAGAAGGACTTTCAAGGCGGTTCTGGCACATTGTAAGGGGGATCATGAAGGCATCGTCAATCTCACAACGGAGAATATTACTACAACAATTACCGGTGTGAAGCATACTGCTGCTGAGTATTGTGCGAGAATTGCCGGTGTGCTTGCAGGATTGTCCCTTGCAAGAAGCAGTACCTATTATGTATTGGATGATATTTCAGAAGCAGAGACTCCGGACGATCCGGATGAACGTATCGATGCCGGTGAGCTGATCATCGTCTTTGATGGCAAGAAATACAAGATTGGACGAGGCGTCAATAGTCTTGTGACCTTCACTACAGAAAAGACGGAGGATGTTCGTTTTATCAAGATTGTAGAAGGCATGGATTTGTACATGGACGATATCAGAGAAACCTATGAGGAAAACTATGTCGGCAAGATCATCAATGACTACGATGGCAAGCAGATGTTCGTGGCTGCCATTGGTGCCTACCACAAAGGACTGCTCGGCAACGTGCTAGATAAATCCTTTGATAATGTGGTGGCGATTGATATTGATGCACAGCGCACTTATTTGGAGAGCAAAGGAATGGATACTTCCGAGATGGATGATATCGCAGTTGCCAAAGCCAACACCGGAACACAGGTATTTATTGCCAGCAACGTAAAGTTTGTGAATGCGATGGAAGACCTGAAAATGAATGTCAATATGTAGGAGGTAAACGAATATGGAAGGTATCAGAGGTAACAAGACTCTCTCCGGAACATGGGGAGAACTCTGGATCAATGGGGAGAAGATTTTTGAATTCTCCAAAATTGAAATGAAAGTAACTGCTAACCGTGAGGATGTGCAGCTGGGAATTGATGTGGACAGCAAGATTACCGGTCTGAAGGGCGAAGGTTCTTATACCGTGAAAAAGGTATATACCAGAGCAAAGGAAATCTTGGAGAACTGGAAAAAGGGCATGGATGTCCGTGCAGAGGTTATTGCGAAGCTGGCGGATCCTGATGCTGTTGGAGGTCAGATCGAACGCTGGGCTTGTGATAATGTATGGCACAATGAGATTCCGGTTGTGAACTGGGAGAAGGGTGGAATTATCGAGGAAGAAGTTTCTATCGGATTCACACCTTCTGATCTGCAGAATTTGGATGCTGTTGCGTAGGAGGTTGCTATGGAAAAAAAGAAAGAAGATATTTTCAAAGCCTTTACAGCGAAGGCTGTTCAGAGATTAAAGGATAAAAAGGTTACAAAGTACGAGACTTTATATGTTCCGAGCATTGACCAGAACATCAAGATCCGGAACCTGAACTATCCGGAAATTGTGGAATGCACGGAGATTGACGATAAGCAAGATCCGAACGCATCTGATAAGTATTGTATTTATCTGGCAGTTGTTGAGCCTGATTTAAGGGCGGTCGCAATGGAATTAAAGGATCAGGGCGAGATCAAGACCTATCCGGAAGTGGTTGATATTTTCGAGATGAATGAGATTACATCCATTGCTACGGAAATTATGAAATTGTCCGGTGTGATCGGAAGTAAAAAAGTGACGGTTGTTGAAGAACAAAAAAACTCATAGACCAAGACGGTGAGTGTTATTTCCTGCATTATTATATTCAAAAAGGCTTCAAGCTGGAGTATCTGCTCCAGCTTGGGGTGGAAGAAAAATGTTTCTATTATGCATCGATGTTAAAGAGCATTGAAGAACGTGAGCAGCTGTTTTCGGGAGGTGGAGGTGGCTAAATGAGTGTTGTAGGAAGTATTTCCATCCGGGATAATGCCAGCTCTGTGCTAAAGAGCATCCGACAAGAACAGACCGCCCTCCGGAAAGATGCAGCTGAAACGAGGAAAGAGCTGCAGCGTGCTTGGGATAAAACTTACACTGCTAAGATCAATACCGAATCGGCAACAAGAAAGACGGATGGGCTAACCGGAAAGGTAAAGCAGTTAGGAAAAACAGTAATATCCCCAGTCATTAAGGCGAAGGATGCAGCCAGTGCGACAATAACAAAAGTCAGCAATGGAATTAAGACGGTTGGAAAAAAGGTGGCAACTCCGGTCATTAAGATAAAGGATTCTGCCACATCAAAAGTAAAATCAATAAAAAATGCATTAACGGGGGTGGCGAAAAAAGTAACCACACCCGTTATTAAATTGAAAGATGCAATCACTTCTAAAGTCACAAAGATAACTGGGAAGCTGAAAGCATTAGGTGGGAAGATTTTTTCCCCGATAGTAAGGCTGAAGGATGCCACAGCAAGTGGAATATCTGCTATCAGTGGCAAACTCAAGACCTTGGCAGCAACCGTGGCTATTCCAGTAACGATTGTAGCAACAGCGGTGGTTGGCGGTGCTGTAATGGAGGGAGCTGCACTGGAGCAGAGCATTGGTGGCGTGGAAACATTGTTCAAGGAGAATGCTAGTGTTGTTAAAGCCAATGCGGATGCAGCGTTTAAGACAGCCGGTCTATCTGCCAATGAGTATATGTCACAGGTCACAAGTTTTTCTGCATCACTTTTGAGCAGCTTAGGTGGTGATACCGCTAAGGCTGCAGAAGTTGCTGATATGGCTATGATTGACATGGCAGACAACGCAAACAAATTTGGCACCGACATGGAGTCTATCCAGAATGCGTATCAGGGATTTGCAAAGCAGAATTACACGATGCTGGATAATCTTAAGTTGGGATATGGCGGTACGCAGGAAGAAATGCAGAGACTGCTTCAGGATGCCAGCAGGATATCAGGTGTTAAGTATGATATCAGCAACTTGTCTGATGTTTACAGTGCTATTCATGTGATTCAGAATGAACTCGGAGTAACCGGAACAACCGCAAAAGAAGCCGGACAGACCTTTAGTGGTTCGTTCTCAGCGATGAAGGCAGCAGCAAAGAACGTTCTTGGAAATATGGCGATTGGCGGAGATATAACCGGATCAATGGAACAGTTGGTGGATAGTGCGTCGACATTCTTATTCGATAATGCGGTTCCGATGGTTGGACGAGTCGTAAAAGCGCTTCCTGGAGCTGTGAAAACAGGTATAAAGGCGGCTGCTCCGAAGATTAAAGAATCTGGTGGAGAAATCGTCAAGGGTCTGAAAGACGGAATTGTGAGCGCACTGCCATCTTCTATGAGCGGCGCAGTCAACCAGGCGTT